TATATGAACAAGATAATAGGTATCTCTGGTGTAGCAGGTGCGGGTAAAGACACCTTCTGCGATCTTCTTTCTAATAGAATACCCTGCGAAAGGTTTTCCTTGGCCGACGAATTAAAAACGGAGGTCAATCAGTGGTGCAGAATGCACTACCATATTGACTCAGTTAATTGTAACAGAGATGAAAAGGAAATCATTAGGCCATTTTTAGTTGCTCATGGTTCAGCTAAAAGAAATCTCACCCAAGGTAGACACTGGATAGAGAAGATCCACAATAAAATTATTACCAGCGACAGGTCTAAATTTAAAATAATTACTGACATAAGATATGACGACTACGAAAACGATGAAGCAGACTGGCTTCAAAAAGAACTCGGCGGAGTTTTGGTTCATGTTTCTCAATATGTTGACGAACCCTTTCCTGCTTCCGAACCGGGCACTTTGCTTAGGAAATTCAAGGAACCAGCTAACGCGGAAGAAACGAGAAATGACCCTAAAATAAAGAAAAAAAGTGACTTTCAAATCGAATGGGAGTTTATTAAGGATGGTCGAATAGAGGAGCTTGAAAGTTACATTGATAACTTCCTAAAATGGCTCCCAGACCATGAAAAAAATAACGCCAGCAGACAGCACTCTAGTAAGAAGGGTTAAAAAAAACGGATGCAATGAAAGTTACAAACTCCTAAGAAGCAGACACGAAAAGCTTTTCTATAAAATATGCCAACGTTATATACCTGTAGCCTACGCGAAGGGAATTAAAAAAGAGGACATACTTAGCGACAAAGATTTTGTAATATTCAAAGCCATATCTTCTTATAAACCCAACAGAAAAACCAAATTTTCTACGTGGCTTGGTAATTGCACTAAATATCACTGCCTTGGGCTAATTAATACCAACAATAGGCTCGTAACCTCAGAGCAGGACATGCTAGAGGTGGTAATGGATAGCCAAGCTAAGCAAATCTTCGATCAAAAATCTAAAAATCAATATGACAAGGAATATGTTTTTAATATTTTAAATAACCTTAAAGACAAGCGTATAGCTAGAGTCTTTGAATTAAGGTATTATGAAAACTACGAAGAAAAAACAAAACCCACGTGGAGTTTTATATCTAAAAAAATAAAAACCAGCACCCAAACCGCCATCAATCTACACCACAGGGGCAAGGAAATGCTGTTTAAAAAATTAAAAGCAGAAAATCGACAAGATATAGTTTGACTTTTGAAAAAAATATACTATCATTAAGGAATCATGAGTACAGATAACAAAACAGATTGGCAAAAACGAGAAGTAGGTGCGCTCTGGAAAAAGGAGAGCCCCACCCAAAAATTCTTCTCGGGACACGTTAAAATTGATGACTACGGGGAAGAGAAACTTCTCAAAGTCGTCGTCTTCTCCAACCGGCACAAAAATAAGGACAGTCACCCAGACTTTCGTATTTATACGGTCGAAGACCAGAAGCCCCGCTCCGACGAAAAGAAAGAGCCAGTTTCTTCAGAGGTAGAAACCGAAGATGTCCTTTAGGGCATGGAATTCGCCGTAAATGTTCCTATCACGGAAACATCTTTCGGCCAGATTGGAACCGCTCTTTTAAGAGAGCTACGCGCTCGGGGGGCAGAGCCATCCATATTTCCTATGGCTGGTTCTGTCTCTTTTTCTTCGCAGGAGACATCTAAGGGCTTTGAAAAGTGGGTCGATTCTTGTATAAATAAGTCTTTCTTACACAGCAGGAAAGACCCATGCTTTAGGCTTTGGCACTTGGCAGACTCGCTTCAATCCGTTAGCGAGCAACAAATTCTCCTAACCTTCTACGAAACAGACCAACCGACCCTACAAGAGCTCAACGTCGTTAAGAATAATAAAACCTTTGTAAGTAACAGTTATACAGCAGACATATTCAAAGCTCACGGAGCAGAGGTTGGAGTTATTCCTTTGGCTTTTGATTCTCATAACTTTCAAATAAATAATAAAAAATATTTCAATGACGATAGAATAACTTTTAATTTGTGTGGAAAATTTGAGAAAAGAAAACACCACAAGAAAATCATTCAAGCTTGGCTTAAAAAATACGGAAACAATAAAGACTACTACCTTCAATGCGCCATCTGGAACGGGTTTCTAAAACCAGAAGAAAACAAGGCTAACTTTAATGATTGCCTAGAGGGCGAGAGCTATTATAACGTACAGTTTTTGAGCTGGCTTAACGAAAATAAAACCTATAATGATTTCTTGAACTCTGGAAACATTATAATAGGCATGTCGGGAGGAGAAGGATGGGGTCTCCCCGAGTTTCAGTCTGTTGCGCTAGGTAAACACGCAGTAATACTAAACGCTCACGGGTATAAAGAATGGGCGAATGAAATCAATAGCGTACTAGTCGAACCCAAAGGAAAAATTAACTCGGCCGATGACGTCTTCTTTAAAAAAGGGGGACGATTTAATCAGGGTGATTTTTTCGACTGGAGTGAAGACGACTTTATAGATGGGTGCGAAAGAGCAATTAAAAGGCATGGAATATCTCAAGCTAATGAAGAGGGCATCGTCCTACAAAAGAACTTTACTTATAAGAAAATGGTTGATAGAATTTTGAAAGAGCTTAAAGAAATATAATGCCAACTTACGAATACATACACCCTGATACGGGCAAAACCTTGGAAGTTATTCAAGGAATGAAAGAGGATCACGTATACATAGATGAAAAAGGAATAGAATGGGAGAGGGTTTTCACGTCGCCAAACACGGCTATAGACGCGGACGTCAACCCTTTCTCCGAACAGGATTTCGTAAAATACACAGCTAAAAAAGGAATGAGCCAAGGAGAGATGACAGACTTGTCTAAAGAGCTTAGTGGAAAAAGAGAACAAAAATCTAAAGGCGGCATCGACCCAGTAAAACAAAAGGCTGTCGTTAAGTACGAGAAAAAGACAGGCAAACCCCACCCTAATAAAAACAAATGAAATTTTCTGTATTCACTCCATCGCACGATCTAAAGCACATTGATCGCCCCCTGAACAGTCTCAAGAACCAGACCTTTAAAGACTTTGAGTGGGTGCTGCTACTAAACCAAGACGCCCAAGAAGGAAGAGAGGCCCTGATAGCAAAGATTGAAGCAGCGGGGATAAAATATAAGACAGTAGATTTCTTTCAAACTTTCAATAAAAATATTGGATATCTAAAAAGAGAATGCTGCACCATTTCTGCCGGAGAATTCTTAGTTGAGCTTGATCATGATGATGAACTAACGCCAAACTGCCTAGAAGAGCTTGCTAAAAAATTTGAAGAGACGGGTGCAGACTTTGTTTATTCTTCCGATTACTCTGTAAGGCTCCACCCTGACGGGTCTGAAGAATACCAAACTCCGTTCACCGGCCAATGGGGATGGGAACAAGAAGAAATTGACGGCAATAAATATCACCCCGCCTTTAGCCCCACACCCCAAGCCTTTTCTTATATTTGGTACGCCCCAGATCATGTTAGGGCTTGGAGAAAAGAATTTTACCATTCAATAGGCGGACATGACCCAGAGATGGATATATGTGATGACTACGATCTTATATGTAGAACATATATAAATGGAAAAGTCGAAATAATAAAAGAGCCCCTTTACAAATACTATTTTCATGAAGGTAACACGGCCTACGGCGAAAAAAATGCAACAATCCAAGAGAAAACCCACGAACTACACGATAAATATATTCTTGATATGGTTACTAAATGGTGTGATCTAGAAGGCCTTAAAAAAATAGACCTTTGCAGCAATGGTCGTCCTCACGAAGGGTTTACAGGAATAGACATAGAAGACAAGAAGGTTGAGAATGAAATTATTTTTGATCTAGACAAACCCGACTGGCCCTTCGAAGACAACTCGGTGGGTGTATTTAGATGTCAAGACGCAATAGAACACATGAAAGACGGACTACAGACTATGAAAGAAATTCATAGATGTCTTCGCCATGGTGGGTGGGCTATAATTGAAGTGCCTTCTACGGATGGAAGGGGAGCGTTCCAAGATCCCACTCACGTAAGTTTTTGGAACAGTAATAGTTTCTGGTACTACACCAGAATGCAACAAGCGCATTTCATTGGTGCCCCAGTAAGATTTCAGATGAATAGAATTTTAGATTACTTCCCAACTGAGTTTCACGAGTTCCATAACATAAGGTACACGAAAGCTCACTTAGTTAAGCATCACGAAGATAGATCGATTGTTCCTCCGCACGGCAGGGAGATTTAGTTCTTTCCATTCTAAAAAAAAGAGTTAGTATTGTCTACAACAAGGTTCTCTAATGAGTGAGTCTATTGACGTAAAAAAAAGAAATGGACGACTCCAAAAGCTGGATATTAACAAGATTAATCTGTGCGCCGCAAGAGCATGTGAAAATTTAGAAAACGTTTCTGCTAGTGAAGTCGTTCTAGATGCGCATGTACAGCTTTACGATAAAATCACCACGAAAGAAATCGATAAAGCTTTAATCCTTTCTGCTCGTCAAAAAATTGAAAAAGAACCTAACTACAATTATGTTGCCTCAAAACTCTTACTCTTTAACATTCACAAAGAAGTGTTCGGCAGTAGCGTAGACAAGGAAGCCTTTGAACATCAGTATCGTCTATCTTTCATCAAAAACATCAAGCTCCTAGCAAAGGAAGATATTCTGTCTGAAAAACTTTTAGACTTCGATTTAAAAAAACTTTCAGAGGCTCTTAGACTTTGCAGAGATTTTCAATTCAAGTACCTTGGGCTTCAGACCCTTTATGATCGTTACCTTCTCCGCATCAATGACAGGAGGCTGGAAGCTCCTCAATCGCTCTGGATGAGAGTGGCGATGGGCCTTGCCCTCAATGAAAAAAACAAAGAACAAAAAGCTATAGAATTTTACGAAACCATTTCAAAATTTTTGCTATGCCCTTCTACACCCACCCTTTTTAATAGTGGGACTACTCATAGCCAGCTCAGTTCTTGCTATCTTAACACTTTCGAAGATAGCATTGACGGTATATTCGAAGGCGCTTGGCAAGAGGCTAGAAAATCTAAATATGCTGGAGGTTTAGGCTTTGATGTCACTAATTTTCGTTCTTCTGGCTCTCACATCAAGGGAACAAATGGGACTTCCAGCGGGCTTGTACCTTGGCTTAAAATTTATAACGACCTTCTCGTGGCGGTTAACCAAGGGGGTAAACGGCCCGGCGCTGGCTGTGCTTATCTTGAGCCTTGGCATTTAGATATAGAAGACTTTCTTGATCTTAAAAAAAACACAGGAGACGAAAGACGACGCTGCCATGATATGAATACGGCAAATTGGATGCCCAATTTATTCTTTGACTACGTAGAGAAAAATAAAGACTGGTATCTTTTTTCTCCGTCCGACGTTCGAGACTTACACGAAGTCTATGGAAATGACTTTGATAAACTATACAAAAAATACTGCAAGCAAGCAGACGACGGACAAATATCCAACTATCGAACAATTAACGCCAAGGAATTGTGGAAGAAGATGTTAAGATCCCTATTTGAGACAGGCCACGCTTGGATGACGTTCAAGGACAACGCTAACATGCGTTATTCGAATTCCCACGAGGGCGTTATCCATAGTTCTAACCTCTGCACTGAAATCTTTCTACACACTAAACCCTCCCGATATAAGAAAGGCGCTAAGACAGAGATCGGCGAAACCGCCGTGTGCAATCTAAGCTCTGTGAATTTAAAAGAACACCTAAAACAAAACGGAAAGTTAAACTTTAAACTTCTCTCTAAAACAATAGCAACCCAAATGAGAATGTTAGATAATGTTATTGATTTAAATTTTTATCCTACCGCCGAGGCTGAAAAAGCCAACCTCTTACATCGTCCCGTAGGTGCAGGTAGTATGGGCTGGGCAGATGTATTTCATTCCTACAAAGTCAACTTCTCTTCAGACGATGCCGTCAAATTTTCTGACGAGCTTTATGAATTTATTTCATATCATTGCATTTTGAATTCTAGCAAGCTAGCGAAAGAAAGGAGAGTGTACAGCACATACGAAGGATCTCTTTGGGATAAAGACGTACTACCTGTAGATACTTACAAAAACCTAATGGAATACATGGGAGAATATAAACCCATTTCCCATAGGGGAAAAAAATATTGCCCGGAATTAGACTGGAAAACGCTTCGCGCTCACATCAAGGAATACGGTATGCGTAACAGCAACACTATGGCGATTGCCCCAACGGCAACCATTTCATACATACAGGGGTGTTCCCCGTGCATTGAGCCCGACTTTTCAGTTCTTTTTGTTTACGAAAATAAAAGCGGGAACCTTACCATAGTAAACGAATGGTTTATAAAAGAGTGCCGCGAAAGAGGAATATGGAATCAAGGGTTAATTGAGGCGGTAAAGTCTGTAGACGGTGACCTAGGGCGCTTAAATGGTGACATACCACAAGACCTAAAGGAAAGATACTGCACCGCGTTTGACCACGATCAGTTCAAGCTACTTGATTGCGGCGCGGCCAGACAAAAATGGATAGACATGGGGCAAAGTTTAAACTTGTTTAATAATAAAACTTCGTTAAAATATTTAAACGATCTTTATTTTCACGCGCAAAGATTAGGATTAAAGAGTACATATTACTTAAGAAACCGTGCGGCAAGCGAAATTGAAAAAGCTACGGCTAGTAGTAACGGTGATCATAGGAGTCCAAGTGACATTGATCATCTTGAGCCTACTGCTCAGACTTGTAATATAGACGGACCTTGCGAGAGTTGCGAATGACAGACGAACAAATAAAAATATTAGCCAGAAAAGCTGAGCGAGAAGAGAACAATGATCTTGCAATAGTTTTGTACACATACCTAGGGTCAAAGCACGTGGGCATGGGGAGTGAATTCGCAAGGTACTGTCAGACTTTTGCCAAAGAAGGGGCTAAAGAAATAGAAATGCATCTCAACAGAAGGAATAATTAATGGCAAGGAAATCAACATTAAAGCGACTAGAAGGTCTTGCCAACGCCTTAAACGAGCAGAAAGGCATGGAAGACGCAGCCTCAGTCTTGTACGTGTTAGCGGGCACGATTGCGCTGGGCAGCAAAGAAGCACTTCACTCCTTGTGCGTGCATAACGTAATTTGGGCCGATCAAACCCTAAAGGCTGTTCAAGAAGCCCAAAAAGACGGCGGTACACCACCGCCAGAAACAATTCCGCCGGAAGACGAATCTGACAGGTGGGCTGACGACGGGGGGCAAGCACCAAATGAGTAAGGACGGCATGCTCTTGGGCGAAGAAGTTGTCGGGGTAAATCAAATACTACCCCACAAGCATAAATTTGCTTGGGATTTATTTCTCAAGGGTGTAGCTAACAACTGGTCACCCGCAGAGATAAACATGGGTGACGACATTGATCAATGGAAAAATGGAGCACTTACTCATGACGAAAAACTACTCGTAAAAAGATGCTTAGGTTTCTTTGCAGGGACCGAGTCTCTCGTGGGCAACAACCTGCTTCTTACTGTCAATAGATGGATAACCGACCCAGAGTGTCGTCAATATATCTTAAGGCAAGCGTATGAGGAATCCTTGCATAACTGGACAGTCGTTACTTGCTGTGACAGCTATGGCCTGAAGGTCTCCGAAGTTTATGAGGCTTATATAAATGTTCCCTCCATAAAGGCCAAGGACGATTTCTTAATGGACATAACGTCTAACGTTAACAGGCCAGATTTTTCTACGAAAACGGCCGAAGGCAAAAAAGAATTTCTTCGTAATTTAATTACTTATTATATTGTATGTGAAGGAACATTTTTCTTTAGCGGGTTCGCCATGCTGCTTGCTCTAGGTAGGCAAAACAAACTCCCCGGACTATCAGACCAAATTAGATATACATTACGCGACGAAACACTTCACATTCAATTTGGAACTTACCTAATTAACACAATCAAAGAACAATACCCATCGGTGTGGACAAAAAAATTCGAGGCAGAAACAATTGAGCATGTGAAAAAAGCCGTAGAGCTTGAGGTGAAGTATGCTCATGACGTTCTTCCTCGTGGAATCCTTGGTCTAAATGCTGATATGTTTGTAGACTACATGCAATACATAGGCAACAGAAGGCTAGAAGGAATTGGCATTGACTTTCGTTTTGATAGCGACCATAATCCATTTCTATGGTTATCGGAAGTTGTCGATACGGGAGCAATGACTAATTTTTTTGAAAGAAAAGTGAAGGATTATCAAAGCTCGGGAGTCTTAGAAGACGATTTTTAAACCATAACATGAAAACACTAGTAACACTAATCGCGGCGATTACGCTGCTCACATTGGGGTGCACAAGCACCGTAACCCTCGGTCCCAAAGCTAACGAATCTAAACTTCTGGGGGCATCTGCCGGCCAAGAAGGGGTTAGTCTAACTCTTCCTCTCGTAAGGGGCGAAGTACTTCCAACCGAAGCCACGCCCAAAGAATAGTAGGCGCGAAACAAAACCACAACACACAGAAACCCCCTTGAGCCCGTCTTTCGCTCGGGGGGGTTTTTTTAATATAAAATTTTTCCTATAATATTTTTAACAGGAAGAAGCCCGAACCAAGAATCTCTTCGGTTGTCTCCGATTACCCACACATATCCTTCTGGTATTCTTTCTGCCTTTTGATTGACAAAGGTAACTACAGCTTCACCAGCTTCTGGCCCATTCCAGTACCTTAGGTTATCACCGTTCTCATCTACAAGATAAAATCCTATTCTTCCTTTTCCAAATAGGTCTTGTAATTTTTTTTCGTTTAGATATATAAACCCTTCTTTAATTTCTATAGTATCACCGGGGAGGCCAATAACCCTTTTACTTAAATTTTCGGAGTTGTCTCTTATGACTACGCTATTAAACCTCCTAGGAGACCAATCTTTCCCCAATGAAGACATCCTTTCTATAATAATCCACTCTCCGTCAGCTAAAGTAGGCTGCATGCTAGGCCCGACGCTCTTCGCGAACCTATACTTGGAGGAGAAAGGAAAAGTTATGATAATTAATACCACGCAAACCCTAAAGACCTTATTCTGTAGTATTCCTTCCCACATATTTGTATACCAATGATCTTACTATTCCAGCAAACACTACTACCATTATACCCCACAGTATGAGGGGGACAAAATTTATTTCAGCCACACTATTTGAGAGGACAACAGGCTCAGAACCATCGATGTTAGGCCCTGAGCTGCTCTGTGAGGCGTTTTTTACTGTCCCCGTAGTACTTTCACCCTTAATAACCTCACTAACCTTAGTTGCCCCCCATCCTACC